GCCAGCGCTGATGGTCAAGTTCCTGCTGATATGACCTTCGATAAGTGGCTCAAGACACAGGATGAGGCAGTTCAGAACGAAGTGCTTGGCGCTGGTCGTGGTGAACTATGGCGCGCTGGCAAGCTGAACCTGAGCCAGTTCATTCGCGACAATCGTGAAATCATACCTCTGGCAGAGCTTCGAAAGCTGCACCCTGAAGCCTTCACTGGCGTCAAGGCTGGTAAAGCAGCTAGCGCACCGCCAGTGGCCGTCGAGCGCACTCAGAGCGCGCCAGAGCGCCTATTGCCGCGCAACCCCGAGGTCACAGATGAAAGCATCGAGGTACAGCCTCGCCTGACCCTTCAGAAAGCGCTCAGGTCCAAGATTGAAGCAGCGCACAAAGCGCATCCATGGCAGCAAAGCGAATTCAAAGGCGGTACAAAGGCGATGGGCAAGGTCAACTTCAGCGCTGAGTTCGATGACGAAACTGTTTCGATGATTGCGGCCATCCTGCCAGAAATCGACACGATCACTGATGCGTTCAAGGTTCCACGCATGCGCGGGATCACCTCGGCAGTAGGGAAAGCCAGCGCCAGCATGGGTGATAGTGTGATGACTATCAATCCACGGATATTCAACGGCTACGCGGCGAAGGTTGGTAAGCGTGCGAAGACAGCGCCAGATATCGACAAGACACGTGCTGAACTCGATACGATACGCGCCGAATATAAGACAGCGACTGCTGCTGCGAACAAGGCTATCGATGCAGGTGACTATGCTGAATACAAGCGATTGCAGGCTGAGGTCAGGACCATTGGCAATCGTTTTGACAGGGTGAGGAACAAGTTCAATCGTTCAGCGAAGAATGATGCACTCGTAAGGGCCATCAGCCAACGGCCAGCCTCTACTTGGAAGCTTGGCGACCCGATTGAGAAAAGGCCGCACGGCGCTCAAGAGTATTTCACAGGGATCGATAAGGCGCGAACGGTCATGTACCATGAGATAGCGCATCTTGTTCATCAAGAACGCTTTCGGACTGGGTACAGGCGCGAGGTTGGCATTCCGCCCATAGAGACGAAGCTGAATGAGCTTTTCCGCGAACTGAACAGCAAGGATAGCAAGGCGTTTTATAATACTTTGCCGAGCGACTACGCCAAGACGAACTCTAAGGAATGGTTTGCTGAGAACTTTGCGCTCTATCTGATGAACAAGCGAGAGATGGTTCACCCTGAGTTGGTGAAGCTCATTGAGGAACTACTGAATGACTAAGATTGAACAAGCACTCGCCATCGTGAGCGATAAAGGCATGACGCTATCACAGCGCGATTTGATGGCGATTGACCGCCTTTTGAATGACATCCCACTCGATGAGTCAAGCGAAGCTGAAGCCATCATTTATGAAGCAATCGAACTCATCACTAACTCGCCTGAGTACGCGGGAGATATCGAGGTCTAACCGCCATATCTCAGCACATTGATAAATACCTTTGAGTCCAGCGGCTCACCTTTCGCAATCCAGCGATTTGAGAGGTATTTTAATGTCTGATGAAACAAACAATCCGAAGGTTGATGACCTTGAGGAAAAGCTCGCTCGTGCACTAGAAAGCATCAGCAAGCTCGAAGAAAATAACAAAAAGCTTATGGGCGAACGCGTCAAAGCATTTCAAGATGCTGAGGAAGCCAAAGAGGCGGCTCTGAAACTTGCTGAAGAGCAAGCTGCAAACTCCACTAACATCGATGACGTGAAGGCTACAATGGAAGCCCGTTACAAGCGCGACACTGAGCGTCTGACGAAAGAACGCGATGAGGCTTTCGCCACGCGCGACACACTTCTAATCGACACGCAATTGAAGAGCGATTTAGCAGCGGCAAACGTGCGCGCCGATGATTTCGACCTTGTGTTTCACTGGCTGCGCAAAGATGCGAAGGTAGAGCACGGTGAAGCGACGATAAATGGCTTAGCGATAAACGATGCAGTCAAGTCATACTTGACTGATACCAAAGGTCGCTATGTTAATGCGCCAGCTAATTCGGGTGGCGGCGCTACTGGTGGTTCAACCACTACAGCAAGTAAGTGGGATAAGCCGCCAGAAACAGGCGCTGAGATAGCTGAGTTTTTCAAGCAACCTGTCGAAGTAACTAACGCTTTGGCTGAGCAGTGGAACAGGCCTGACTATCGCCGTACCTAACCCTCATTTCTAGCCATTAGAAATAAATAACGCTGAGCGGCGCGATGCGTCGCTCAGCCTCCAAACAAGGGGGCTTTAACCCTCTTAATGGAGTTTTTCTCTGATGGCATACACAATTACCGACGAACTACTTGGCGAAGGAGTTACGACCCTAAACGCTGGCGTCAATTACCTCTTTCCGCAGCGCGCGGAACTAATCAATTCTGCACTTGCTGCTCGTGGTCCAGAAGTTGAAGCATTGGCACGCGGCGGTTCTGACCTCGCAACTATCCCGTATCTGAATGTTCTCGATTCTAGCGTTTTCAACATCTCGAATGAGAATGCTGATAAGCGCGGTGAAACTGGCAAGCTAACTGCCAGCAAGTTCATGGCTCGCCGTCTCAACCTGAACTTCGGTTGGAAGGCAACTGACCTCACCAAGATGAAGGCAATGTATGACGTCACTGGCGGCGTACGTGCTGGTATCACTCAGTACTGGAATGACGTTTCCATGGACATGGCAACTTCGTCCATCAAGGGCGCTCTCGACAGCGCTTCTGACCTGACGATTGAACGCTCGGATGAAGGCGCACCGACCGATATCAAGGAAATCTACAAGGGCCTCGCTAGCGCTGAGGAACTGGCAACAGCCTTCAATGTGATGATTGTTCATCCTATTCGCTACGCTGAACTTCAAGGTGATAACGCGATTGCCTATGACAGCAACACTCGCTTTGAAGTGTCGCAGGGGTTCCGCATCATTCGTTCGACCCGCTTCGGTGCGGATACGACCATTCTTGCGCGTTCTGGCGCGCTGGCTTTTGACTTCGTCGATGCTCCTTTCGTTCAAGCAACTGAGGTTGAACGTCATGCTGGCGGCGGTAACGGTGTAGGTGCCGAAACCCTCTGGTCGCGTCGCTCGATGGTCGTTCACCCTCAGGGCTTCAAGTACCTTGGCGACGCTGAAGAGCCTGCTGGCGCAGATGCTGCTGCGAAGGCTGCTGCTCTTCGCGCTGAGCTTGCAGACGGCGCTAACTGGGAATTGGCTGTAAACGTTAAGAATGCACCGTTCCGTATCTACAAGCACGACGTTCAGGGCTAAGCCTTAGCACTCGATTCAAGAGGGGTGGCGAGCAATCGCCGCCCCTTTTTGTTTCGAGCTAAATAGGTGATGCTGATTGTCGAAACAGGCGCTGGCCTCATCAACTCAAACTCATATGCTTCGCTCGAAGCTGCTGATGCCTTCGCTCAGGCGCGAGGCATTGTAAGCTGGTTCTCAATCGAGCGAAACCTCAGCGAAGCTGCGCTTATTAGAGCCACCGATTACATTGATTATCGCTATCGGTTCTTTGCCGCAAAAAGGCTCAGTACTCAATCGCTCGCTAATCCCATTGTCAATCAGACTACGCTACCGCCAGAGTTAGTTCGCGCAACCATCGAACTGGCGATTGCCTCGCTCGAAACTCCATTGTTCGAAGCTGACCCTAACCGCGATATCGCTCAGAAGTCAGAAGAGCTTGAAGGCGTCGGGTCTGAGAGCGTCGTCTATCGTACTGGCAAGCGCTCTGACCCTTTCCCGCACGTAACAGAAATTCTCAATCCCATCGCCAAGCGTAAGGGGGCAGGCGGCATATCGACAGGGCGGCTCATAAAGTGAGCTTCGTCGAGCGAATGCAGGCGCTGAGCGAACGCTTCGCTCAAAGCGAAAAGATGACTGATGCGACCATAGTTCGCAAGCAGGGCGGTTCGATCAACCGCGCTACAGGCAAGCGTGAAAATGGCAGCGAGCAAAGCATCGAATGCCGAGCAGTTGCAGCGCTCAAAACTATCCGAACTCAGAATGGTGCTCAGCGTGAAGCCACGCGTATCACTGCGAATGCCGAACTCAAAGAAGGTGACCGAATTGTCATCGGCCAGAGTGATTACACTATTGGCGAAGTCTCTGCTGTCGAACCTCACGGCACAGCCTTTCTTTGGAAGGCGATTGCACAGTGAGGATAATCGTCGATGTCTCTGACATAACTCGCAACCTGCAACGCGAATTCGATGATGAGCTTGAGCAAGCTCATAATCTCGCGAAGGTCATGGCGCTCGACATTCATGGCCGCGTTGTGCTCGCAACGCCTGTTGATACTGGAAACGCGCGCTCTGGCTGGACGGTAGACACAAGCGTGCCTGTCCCAGTGGTTGAAAATAATGTCGAGTATATCGGCGCGCTAAATCGCGGGCATTCGAAGCAAGCGCCTGCTGGCTTTGTGGAAGCTGCTATCGACGCTGCTAGGCGAGCGCGGCGCTAAATACAGCATGTCTATTTCAGCCGATGCGCAAGCGTTAAGAACCCATTTCTTCAATCACTTTCGCGATGATATTCGCGTTGTTATCGACAACGATATTCCCGCTGACATGGCTGAGGGTGAGACATGGGTTCGCTTTACTGTCAGGCCTGCAGCCAGCTTCCATGTAGCTGGCGACACTGAGGCTGGAATGCTTTTGCAGCAGGGTAGGGTTTGGCTCCAAACCTTCACGCCGCTCAGCACAGGTGATGGCGAAGCACTCGAAATTCTAGATCATTTCGCGAAGCTCTTTCGTCACGCAAAGCTCGATGATGGCCAAATTCGCGTTTTCACTGCCGATATACACACAAACCCTGATCGCGATGGTGAGTGGTACATGATGACAGCGAGCATCCCTTACGAAGCCCTCAAACGATATGACTGAACCCTGAGAAATCGCCCATTCCGCTAAATACTGGCGGAGCGGCACGCTCCTATCAAATTCACTTTAGGAGCTTTTAATATGGCCGTTAATCCCTCGGATACACGCTATGCTATCTCGAAAGAGACTGTAGCTGGCACCACTAATGCGACCCCTGCTTTCCTTGTTCTCGATTACATGGATGGCACTGAGGTTGTCTATGAATCAGATTGGCTCGAATCGCCCACGCGTCGCGCAAACCGCGCATCGTCTGGTGGTCGCCCTGTAGCTTTCAAGGTTACGGGAAGCCTCAAGCAGCACTTCGCTCGCGATGCAGCTACTGACCTACTGCTTGAATCTGGCCTGTCTGGCACGTTCAATACGAACGTTCTTTCCAGCGGCGCTAATGATACGAGCTTCACAATCGAAAAGCGCATGTCGAACAGCGATGGCACGCAACTCTACAGCTATTTCACTGGCTGTCAGGTTACGAAGCTGACCATCTCTGGCACGGCCAATGGCAACATTGAATTCTCTGCCGATATCATCGGCATGGCTCGCACGACTGGCACTGCGCAGAAGACTGGCGCAACCTATGCCAACCCGTCGAATGCTATGAAGCTCGCTGGTGTTGACGTTGTACCTTCGATTGCTGGTCTGACTGTCGATTTCCTCAAGTTCGAATACACAGTTGAGCATACTCGCGAAGCGCTGAATAAGCTTGGCTCTGCATCCGCTCGCGGAATTGCCACATCTGGCTTCCGTAAGGTCAATGGGTCGGTCGATTTCTTCCGTGAAGACTGGACGCCTGAAACTGTTCTGCTGAGTGCCAGCGGCGCAGCGCTAACGCTCCCGATTGGCTCTGGCGTGAATGGCTACAGCATCAATATCCCTGTGGCTCAGTTCCGCATTCCCAAAGATGGTGAGGAAGGCGCTGCTGCAACTGTCAGCGCTGAATTCATGGCCAAGGAAACTGCTGGCGCAACCACGATTACGAAGCTCGCCTAATACCTCACTTGCGCACAAGGCAGCTTTGGTGCCCGCGTTGTCGAAAGGCAGCGCGGGCATTCGTTTAGATAAATACCTCGCAAGATTCAAAGTGAGGTATTTGCAAAATGAGTAAATTTTATATCCCGAAGCGTGTTTCAAAGCAGGTCGCTGAGGCAGGCGTTTGGGTTGATTATGTCGATGATGCTGGAATTGAATACGGTTCTTACAAGCTACGCTATATGGACCCGTTCAATCAAAAGGAACAGCTTGAAAAGAAGCGCCTTTGGTCGAAGCACGGTTGCAACAATAAGAAAGAGGAGGATTTCACAAAGCGCGCTGCGATATCTCTTGCCTATCTTGGATTGCTTGATTGGAAGCTTCCTCAAGACCCTTCGGATGAAAAGTCAAAGGTTGTCCCTTTCACGCCAGAAGATGCATTCGAGTATCTTATGGATGAGCATGCTCAACACATCCTGCTGGAACTCGCTACAATCGCTGGCGATAATTCGCAATTCCAAGCGGATGAAGTTGAGGATACCTCAAAAAACTAATTGAACTCATCGATTGGCAGCTTCGCCACGGTGAGAAATTAGATTCAATGTATGACCTCGCAGAGACTGGCGTTGGGCGCGTTCAAGAACGCGCTCAAGCCTTTCTCGATGAGCAACCGCAACTCTATTCGGGGTCAATATTCTATTGGCGTGCATTTCAGGAACTCAACACTGAGCGACCAATAGGGCTTGATGGAAAGGGGCTGATTCCCCTCTCAGCTATTCGCGCTTACGCCGCTGATATGGGCATGGATGATGACGAGTACACTTCATTCAAGCGCATCATTATGGACGTAGATAACAGACGTGAACGGCTGATCAGAAAGTATCGCAAGAAATCGGAGAAACCGACTCACGATAAATAAACCGTGAGTATAGCAGAACGTCGAATTCGAGTTGTCATAGACCCAACGGGTGCAGTCGCTGGTGCGAATGCAGTCAACAATGCGCTTCGTCGAATTGGTGGCGCAAATGGGCCGCTCAATGCTGTAAACGATAATTCTCGGGCTGCTACGCGAAGCCTCAATGGCCTCGCTGGCTCAGCTACCCGTGCAGCGCTCGGGATCGCTGGATTAGGGCTAGCAGTTGGTGGGATAGCTGCGCTCGCCACCGCCATTACTGGCACTTCTGACAAAATGGCTGAGCTAGAAGCTCGAATGCTCAATGCGACTGGCTCTCAGGCCGCAATGGCGGCGGGTATGTCGAGTGTAGTTCAGATCGCTAACCAGACGCGAAATGGCATCGCTGAGGTCGGCGCTCTCTATACCAAGATGGCTCAGAACGCTGGAAATCTTGGCATCACGCT